CGCCCGTCCCAGGGAATCGCGGCATAGGTGCCGTTCGCGCGCCGGAATTCCGGGCGCCCGAAATCGATGTATTCGTCCGGCACGTCGCGCCGCGGCCAGACGCGGCGATTCCCGTCGCGCACGCGGACGCGATACGGTGCGCGATCGACCTCATCATCGAACGCCGGATCCGCGCTATCCTGGACGGTCGTATCGATCTCTTGCCATGCGCCGGCGTCCTGGTAGTGCAGCGGCGCGACGGACGCGACCAGGATCCGGCGCCCGTCGTCCGGATCCTCCAGCTCGATCGCGTTCCGCTCGCGGCGCACGACCTGGGCGCGCGGACGCGCCGCCAGGACGCGCTCGCGGAGCGCCTGGGCGCGATTGCCCAGCCGTGCCGCCGCGGCGGTCGCCGCCCCCTGATCTCCAGCGCCGTCCGGTCGCTCGCGCGGCATGACTACGCCGCGCTGAACGTCAGCGTGACCGTCAGCTGCCACGTCGCGCTGGACGTCTTGGTCCCCAGGCTCTCGACTTCGCGGAGCATCATCTGGCCGGCGCTGGCGTGGTTGAAGACGGCCCATTCCTCCCAGGCGTGGTTCGCGTCGACGGTCCCGAACGTCGCCCGGAACGTGACATCATCGCCGGACCGCGACGGGTACGTCGAATCCATCGCTTTCCGTGTCTTGCTCGCGCCCTGGAGATCGGTCTGTGCGCCGGCGTGCGCCGTGCTGCTATTGCCGACGCCCAGATAGGCGTTGGCATTGTTGAACGCCGTATACACGCCGTCCCCGATCAGCGCTGCGGCGATCAGCTCCCCGGTGATATTCTGTGCCGGCATTAGCCCTGCCCCTCTTGGTAGCCGCGCTCCAGCTGGTCCGCGAGCGCCTGGTCCGTGACCAGCGCGCCGTCCGGATCCAGCCAGAAGACGCGGATCAGCGTCTCGTCTGGCGCGCCGTCGTCCGGCGTCCGCCCGTCGTTCCATTTCGCCAGCGTCCGCTCGCCGCGCGTGTAGCCGGATACGCTGGCCCGCTGGTCCGTCATGCCGCCCCCGCTCAGATACGCTGCAACTATCGCCGTCGTCTCTATTGTGCGACGTGCGGCGCTCCGTGCCTAGATCACGTCTAGCGAAATGCTGGATAGAACGAAATCGTTAGCGTCGCGTTCGTGCAGCCGGCGACCTCGATCGATTGCGCCCCTGGGAGGAGGCGCATAAACCCGACCTGGACGGATCCGGTACTGAACAGCGCGTAATCGTCGCTCCAGGTCGCGCCGTCGTCGTCGGAGTATTCGACCGTATAGGCGCCGGTGTTGACGCGCAGCTGATCGAGCGCGCCCGCCGCCGTGCGCGTGGACGCCCAGGTCTCGCCGGTCAGCGCGTGGCTGACGCTGGGCGCGTTGAATCCGCCGGCGCCCCCGGCCTCCAACAGGAACGTGATCGCGCGCGCGTCGGCGTTGCCGTCGTTCGTGATCGCGATCGCTTGCGGATCCGTCGTCAGCGCCGTGACGATCTCCGTCTCGGTGTCGCCGTACCAGTCGCTCAGCCGGTCGAATTCGATCACGACCGGCGCCAGGCGCGTCGCGCGGCTGGAGAGCTGGATATCCGGCATCGCTCGCGCGCGCGCCCAGGCCCAGCGCTCGGTCGCGTCGTCTCCGACGCTCCAGAGCTTGCCGCGTCCGATCGCGTAGATGTCGGCGCGCAGCGCGTCCGCCGCCGTGTCGAATGCGTCCGCGTCGTCCGCAGTCAGCAGCGCGCGGAGGCGTTCGCGCCCCACGCCCAGCGGCGCGCGCCCCGTGCCGTGCAGATCGACGGCGTAGTCCATGCCGACCGCCTCAACCAGCGCCGTGCGTAGCTCCTGGCTGGACTCGATCTCCGCGCGCGCCAGCGGCAGCGTGACGATCGTCAGCCCGTCGATCGACTCAAACCGGACGATATGCCGCGGTCCCGCCATGCTAGACCCCCCTCGCGCGGAGCGCCGCGCCGACCGCCCAGCCGATGTCACGACCGGCGCGGTCCGCCTCGGTGCGATCGCGCGCCTCGATCGTCACTGGACCGTAGTAGTTGACCGCGACGCCGCCGGCGTGCTGTCCCAGTCGATCGAGCGGAATGACGGCCTCCGGCCCCGCCTCTCCGACCAGCGCCAGCGTCGGACGCCGCACGATGCCGCCGGCGGCGAGTCGCGGGATCTGCCCGATGTCCGGCGCGTCCACACTGAACGACGTAGACGGGATATCCGGGATCGGTCCCGGCATATCGACGCCGGGAATCGAGACGCTGAATTCAAACGCGCTATTCACGGCGCCGATAAACCCATTGATCTTGTCGATCACGCCGTTCGCGGCGCCGATGATTTCGTCCAGGATCCCGGTGATGACGCCCTTTGCCGTGCCGACCGCGCCGGTGATCGTGTCCCAGATACTCTGCCAGGCGCCGGTGATCCCGTCGTATGCGCCCTCGATCGTCCCCTTGACCTCTCCGATGCCGGTCGCGACGATGCCGATAATCCCCATGCCGGCATTCCAGGCGGTATCGACCGCCGTCTGGATCGCGCCCCAGAGCGTTTCCCAGACCTCGGAGATCGTCCCCATGACCGTTTCGATCGTGGACTGGACCTCCCCGATCGCGGTCTCGATCAGCCCCTTGATCTCGCCCCAGATCGTCTCCGCCGCGCCCTTGATCGTCCCCCAGACCGTCTCCCAGATCCCCTGGATCGTCCCCAGGACGGTCTCGATCGTCGTCTGCACGCCGCCGATCGCCGTCTCGATCACGGTCTGGATGCCGCCCCAGATCGTCTCCGCGACGGTCTGGATCGCGCCCCAGACGGTCTCCCAGACGGACTGGATCGCGCCCAGGACGGTCTCGATCACGGACTGGATCGCGCCGATTGCCGTCTCGATCGCGCCCTGAATGATCGGCCAGACCGTCTCGACAACCGCCTGAATCGCCGGCCAGACCGTGTCCCAGATTGCCTGGATCGCAGCCAGCGCCGTTTCGATCACGGTCTGGACGACGGTGATCGCCGTCTGGATCACGGTCTGGATGATCGGCCAGGCGGTCTCGACTATGGCCTGGAGCGCCGGCCAGACGACGCCCCAGGCGGTCTGGATCGCCGTCAATGCGGTCTCGATCGCGAGCTGAATCGCCGCGATCGCCAGCCCGATCGCCGTCTGGATGATCGGCCAGACGGTCTGGATGATCAGCTGGAGACCGGACCAGGCCAGATTCCAGGCGGTCGTGATCGCCGTCAGCGCCAGCTCCAGCCCCGTTTTGATCAGCTCCCAGGCGGTCGCCAGATACGGTGTCAGCCAGCCGATCACGGCGTTCGTGATGTCGCGGATCCCAAACAGGTTGTTCTGCCAGGCCAGGTACAGGCCGACGATCACGGCGCCGATCAGCAGGATCACGGCGATGATCGGCAGCATCGCGGCATTCATCGCGATCCAGGCGGCGACGGACGCCCAGAGCGCCGCCGCTTTCGCGATCAGCGCCGGGACGACGGTCGTCAGGAGCGCGACGCCCAGCGCGATAAACGCCGGCGTCAGGAATAGCAGGATCGGCGTCAGGTTGCCCTGGATGAATGAGACGACCGGCTGGACCGCGCCCAGGATGCCGCTCAGCCCGTCAACGAACATGGTCACGGCGGAGACGACGGCGACCAGCGCCGGGATCAGGTAGGCGCCCAGGCTTTCCTGAAGCTCTCCGACCTTGTCCGCGGCGATCGCCATCTTGCCGGCGTCCGACTCCGCGAACGTGCCAGCCTGGCCGGCGAATTTCTGATCGACGGCGTTCAGCAGCTCCTGGGCGCTGGCGCCCTTTTCGACCTGGATCCCGTAGCGGCTCAGGACGTTGATATTCTCGTCATTGACGCGGCCTAGCAACTTGGCAGCCGTAACCAGATCCATCCCGGTTCCGCGCGCCAGATCCTGCGCCGTCCCCAGCCGCGCCAGCGCCTCGTCTGCGTCGCCGGTCGTCGCCGTCATGAGCGCCAGCGCGTCACGGACCTGATCGTCGCTGAACGCCAGATCCTGCCCGTTCTTGATTGCATCCTCGACGGCGCCGGCGTGACTATCAAACGACCCCTCCGCGTTTGCGACCGCTTGCTCCAGGCGCCCCATAGACGCGGCGTCCTCTGCCGCGCCCTGCGCCATTTCAAACAGCGACCCTGGCGCGGAGAGTAGCCCGGACCCCAGGATGAATCCGCCGGCGATCTTGCCGACGCCGCCCAGCGCCTTGCCGAATCCGCCGGCTTTCTTTTCGGCGCCGTCCAGGACTTGCGATGCCTGGTCCTCCGCTTTCAGCAGGATCCGGAGCGTCCCGATATCCATCGTCTACTCTCCCCGTCCCGCGATGCGTTCGCGATGCGCCCGCGCCAGATCCGCCTCGATCTCCAGGACCAGCTTTCCCGCCGGCGTGTCATAGATCCGTGTCTGTGCTTTCGCGTCGCCCCTGGCGCTCCGCAGCGCCTCCCAGGCGCCCGCGTAGGCGCGCAGATCCAGGATCGCCTCGATCAGCCCCAGCGGCGCGTTGTCGATCAGCCAGAGCGCGCGGACGGGATCGGTACTGAATTCCTCCGCAATCCGGCTGATCGTCCACTCGATCGGCGCAGCCGCTCCGCGCTCGCCCTCTAGCGCGCGGTGCAGCTGCGTCAGGCGTTTTTTCGCGCCGCCTCCGCGTCCGCCGGATCGCGCGCTGGGAGGCTCAGCGCGAGGATCGCGCGCGCGATCGCCGTCGCCGTGTCGTCGTCCAGCTCGTCAATCGCCTCGCGCGTGACCTTACGGTCCGCCGACCAGGCGACGATCCCGCCGGCCAGAACGTCCCAGCGGTCGTACTGGTCCAGCGGATCGACCTCCGCGGACAGCGCCGCCTCCAGCTCGCCGGACTGGCGGATCTGGCGCAGCGCGGACAGGACGTCGCCGCCGAACGCGCGCGCATTCTCCGCCGCCTCGCGTTCCCGCGTTCGGCGCGCTTTCTCCAGCTGGCGCCCGGAGAGCTTGCGGATCTCCGCCCAGTCCCCGCCGTCCAGCTCGATCCGCTCCGTAATGCCCGATACGAACATCGCCATTGTCGCTACTCCCCGCGATCGGCGCCGGCGATAGCGCCGGCGCCTCTATTCTAAAGCGTGGCTAGTTGCCCGCTTTGCGTTCTGCCGGCGCATCTTTTCCCGGTGACAAGCGCGGCAGTATCGCTTGCCTCCCCAGACGACCAGGTTGTCGCCTGAATACGGATGCCCCTCTGGGCAATGCGTCCGGTCGCGCGAGTGTGGCATCGTGCGCGACGCATCGCGCCGACGCTGGTCCGATTCCCGGCGACAGGTCCGACAATGCCGGCGCCCTGAACGATCGACGTACAGGTTATCGCCCTCGTACGGATGACCGTTGGGACAATGCGTCTTGAGCGCGTTCGCGGCGCTAGGCCCGTCGCCCTCCAGGACATTCTCCCGATTCGTGATCGGCTCCAGGTGCGCCGGATTGACGCACGCTCGATTGTGGCAGCGGTGATGCACGACGGACCGCGCTGGGAGCGGCCCATACAGCCGCTCGTACAGCCAACGATGCGCGACGACCAGCCGGCCATCTTCGTTGGTGAACAGCCCGTAGCCGTTTCCCGTTTTCGCTGCGGTCCAGATCCAGCAGCCATCCGGCGCGACCTTGTCCACTTTCTGCCAGAACCGATCGTCCCGGCTTCGCGTACCCATCGGCAGATCCTTTCGTTACGAATCTGCCTAGAGTTTACCATCATGCTTCCACGACCGCGCCGGTCGGCTTGAGCGTGACCGTGTACTTCGTGGACTCCTTGACCGCCGCCTGGCGCTGATAGCCGGCGATGATCGTCTCGACACTGGACGAATTGGTCCCGCCCCAGGTGATTTTCAGCGTCCGCGTCTCGCCTGGCGCGTTGAACACGGCGTCCGGCCCGGTCGCCGCCGTGTCGTCATAGAACCCGGTCAGCTCGATGTCGTCCACCATCTTGACGCCGCTGTACAGGGATTCCTCCCAGGCGACGCCGAACGGTGTCGATTCCTCCAGGACCGCCTGGACGTTGACCTCGTTGATCTCCGTGACGTACTGCGTCATGTCCTGGAGCGCGCCCCCCTCGGAGGCGTCAAACTGGATGACCAGATCGTCGCTGCCATACTTCGCCATGATCTCCCCCTCGATCTACCAGGCGCGCGCTACGAACGCGCGACGCCGACCATAAATGAGACGGTCCGCGCCGCGCCGGCGGACCCGCTGAACGTCCAGGCGACCGCCAGATAGCGATTGACCGTCCCGGCGAACGTGACGCGCTCCGCGTCCGGCGCCGCCGTGACCGCGGCGAACGTCGCCAGGTCCGCATACGTGACGTCGTCGGCGCTGTGCCGCGCGCGGATCGTGACCCCGGTCCCGCCGTCCAGCGTTAGCGCCGTGACCGCCAGATAGGCGGCGCCGCCGTCCGCGCTGGACGCGCCGGAATCGACCGCCGCCGCCTCCGTGTCGCCGGTCGCCGTCGTCTCAGCCCCTAGCGCGTGGACGATCGCGCCGTCCTCGATCGCGCCGGAGGCGGCGTACTCCGCGACGGCTTTCGTCAGCTCATTGACCGCCGCGGCGCGCTGATAGCTCGACTGGAGCGGTCCGGCGGCGCCGACGAACGGCTGGCCGGCGCTATTGCCGGCGTAGCCGAACGCGACGACGCGCGCCGCGCCGCTTGTGCCGGCCAGCGCGTCATTGATCGCGCCGGCGGCATCATCGTAGAACCCCTCCTGCGTCAGCTCGTAACGCTGGACGCCGGTCGCGGCGTGCGATTCCCAGGACTCGCCCAGGACCGTCACGTCCTCCGTATTCGCCTCGCGATTGTCCTCCAGCGTCGTCAGCTGGCCGCGGACGTCGTATCCATCGATCAGGACGAACGCGACCTGATCACTCCCGTATGTCGCCATCGTCGCCTCCCGTCGTGCGCCGGCGGCGGACCGGCTCGATCAGCCCCTGCCGCTCCAGCCAGCCGATCGAGCGCTCCGGGATATCGTCCGCCGTCTGGCCGGCGCGGAGCGTCCGCATCTTCCAGTCGGCGCGATCGTCGTCCGGATTCGCCGGATAGTGCAGATCGACCAGCGCCTTGTACTTAGCGGCCATCCAGCGCCGCCTCCCCTCCGTCGTCGTGATGCTCGTACCCGCACGCCCCGCAGCGCCAGTGATCGCCGGCCTGTCCGAACGTCGCCAGGTTGACGCGCTGCGCGCGCGGATGCGTGCATTCCGCCGCCGGCGCGACGTCGTCCGCCAGCTGCGCGAGGATCCCGTCTACGATCGCGCGGATCGCCAGCAGTTGCGTCGCGACGCGCAGCCGATCGACGTCAGGCATAGCGGACCAGCGCATCCATGCTGCGGCGTCGGAGATCCGTTGCCGCCTCCGGGACGTCGCGCTGGTTATCGAGCGCCAGGGACAGGACGTCCGTCGCCGTCCCGGTGAACGCGATCAGCGCCGTCTCGACCTGGTCCGCCAGCGTGACGACCTCCGCCGTCGTGCGCGCCCAAACATCGATCTGCCAGCGGTCCTGGCGTGATCCACGCGCGCGCCCGAATGCGTACTCCGGGACGCGGCTGATCAGCTGATAGGTGATCAGCGGGAACGTCGCATCCTGCGGCCAGCGGTCCGGATAGACCCGATCCGGCGCGCCGGCGACCGCCTCCAGCGTCGCGACCAGCTCCGTCTGGATATCAGCCATTAGCCCGCCCCGATCATGGACCGGATCGCGTCCGCGACCTCGCGGATCGCGCGGTCCTTATGGCTATCGAACGCGGGGCGCATATACGGCTGCGCCGGGATATGGACCGGCCCGCGGGTGAAGATCTCTTCCCCGCCGATCTCAAAGCGCAGAAACTGGGCGTTGACCGGCGCGATCGTGCCGCCCTCCTCCTGGATGCGCGCATAGATCAGGTTCGTCCCGATCGCGACCTCGGTCGGACTTTGCTCCAGGACCGCGATCGAGCGCGCGAGCGTACTGGTCCGGCGCGGCGCGTTCGCGACCGCGGCGTTTCGGATGACGTGACCGCCGGAGACCAGCGCCGCCTCCATCTGGGCGCCAGTGAGACTGTCCGCCGCTTTCCGCAGCGCAGCCTGGACCTCCTCCTCCCCCAGGACGTCGATCTGCATCATGCCGGCCATCTCAGCTGCTCCCGACGTCGCGGTCGCGGACGACCAGCCGCGTCCAGCCGCCGTGCGGTCCGATATCAATCGCCAGGATGTCCCAGGAGCGCCCAGAATCGTCTGTGACGCGGTCGGCGCGCCGGATGGACGGATACTCCCCGGCGAGCGTGATCGTCGCGCTGGCGTCCGCATAGACGCCCGTCGCGGACGCGATCTCCGTCCCGCCGGCGGGCGCGACCTGGGCGTAGATCGCGGCATGACCGGCCAGCGTCGCCCAGGTGCGTGTCGGCTGGCCGTAGTCGTCGCGCGTGACGGTCGCGCGCTCGATCGTGACCGTCTGCGGCTCGTGGCCGGTACGGACCAGCTCGGTCATAAGCGCCGGATGCAGGATCGCGCGGAGCGTCATAGCAGACCCCGGATATGCTGCGACAGTAGCCGCTCGCGATAGGCGAATGGATCCGCCGTTCCGACCGTCTCCGCCCAGTCCCAGGGCGCGTCCTCCGCGTCCTCTCCCTGCGCCTCGATCGTCGCCTGGCGGCGCAGCTCCGCCGCCTGAGCGCGCAGCGCCTGAGCGACCGCGGCGCCATTGGTGCTTATTCCGTTCTGCGTGATGACTTTCAGGATCATGACCTGGTTCGCGGCCATCGCGTCCAGTGCTTGCGCCGCCGCGAGGCGGACGTCGTCGTCGTTCAGCGCCAGGAACGCGGCGATCTCCTCATCCTGGAACAGCGCGTTCGCGCTGACCGTATCCCCGATCAGGAGACGGATCCGCGCGAGACCGCTGGTTACGTCGCTCGCGTCATAGGTGAACGTCACGCCGCGCCCCCGCTCCGCGTCCGCCGCGCCCGCCTGGGCGCCGGTGCTTGTGCCGGCGGCGTCGCCGGCTGGGATTCGCGCGCCAGCCGCGCCTCGATCGCCTCCAGGCGCTCGATCACGGCCAGCAGATAGATCTCGGTGATCGTGACGGGCGCCGGCAGATCCCGGCGCCGCGTCACGTTAGCGCCCGTCACGCCGGCCTAGCTGCCAGCGCCGGAGCTGGCGACCGTCATCTTCGGATCGATCACGGCGCCGCCGAACACGTGCCGGACCTTGTACTCGATCGCGTCCGTCGCGAAATCGCCGTCCAGCGCGTTGAGACCGCCGCCGCCGACGCGGCGCTGGTTGCTCTCCTTGATGAACAGCTCCGGCGTCTCATGCCCGCGCAGCCGCGCGCCGACCAGCGCCGGACGCATGGACTGATTCGCGAACAGGAACCAGCTCGTATTCCCGTTCGCGCTGGACGCGATCGCCGGGATATACGGATCCACGACCAGCCGGACGCGATTCCGCATCCAGTTATTCGCCCGCACGTTCTGATTCTCGGTGCCGGCGGTCGCGTTCGGCTCGATCATGATCTCGGTCGCGTTCAGGATATTATTCGCCGTGATCTCCAGCGCCGGCGGGACGACCAGCGTCACGGCGTCGATCACGATCGGCTCGCCGTCCGCGTTTTCCTGCGCGGCCAGGACGCCCATTGCCGTAGCCAGGCCGGTGATCGAAAGCGTCGGATTGCCCGTGACCTGGTTCGCGTTGCCGCCGGTGTAGACGTTGGCGTGCGGACCGTTCGCGTCCACGTACAGCGCCGTCATGATGCGCTGCTCCGTCCGCCGCGCGGCCTCCGCCAGAACCTGCGGCGCGCGGCTGAACGTGTCCAGATCGTCGTTGATCAGCATCTCCCAGCTGAACCCCATCGTCGCGCCGTACTTCGCGACGCTCAGCTGGTAGCGCGTTTCGTCCAGCGCGCGGACCGGATATTCGGTGCGCTCCGGGACCGCCGACAGGACGCCCGTCCCGCCGGTCAGGTCGAACAGGTTGACCGTCCGGAAATCGCGCACGGTCCGCGCCTGAGCGTAGCCCTCCCAGACGGCCGGGTACTCGCGGTACGCGGCCAGCAGCGCGCGGTCCATGATGTCCCCGAACAGGAGCGGGAAGTCGCTCGTCGTCATCGCCTCCTGGAGCATCCAGGACGGCTGGCGTCCGGTCAGGACGCCCTCGATCAGCGCCGCCGCGCCGGCCAGGTGGCGCTCGTAGTCCGCCGCCTCCTGCATCGCCGTGCCGCGCACGCGGACGCCGGCGTCGCCAAATAGATCCCGGACCCCTGCCTGGTCCTGGCGGACCGCCTCGATCGTCTGCAACAGCTCCATGTCGTCGTCTCCCCCTCCGGCGCGTCAGGCGCCGATCCGCCGGCCTAGTAGCCGACCTTGACCTTGATCGTCGCCGTCTGGCCGGACCCCACGGTCTCCAGGGCGTAGCCGAACCGGACGCCGTTGGTCGCGTCCTTATTCAGGACGGGCGTCTGTCCGGCCTCGTAATAGATGATGTCTCCGACCGCGACCGCCGCGTTCCCGGCGGCGCCCTCGCCCTTGACGCTCAGCTCGTACACGCCGGACGTGTCGATCGAGACGGTGGTCGCGCCGTTGCCGCCGTCGCCCTCGTCTGTCAGCGCGACGCCCGGAATCTGTCCGACCAGAACCGGATCGCCGCTGGCCGGCGTCGCCGGTGCGGTCGCGGCCAGCGACAGGAATCGCCCGTCTGAGAATGCCTGGTTCGTCGCCATGTCGTAACCCCTCCGTCAGTCAGTCCCGCGTCGTGCGCCCCTAGCGCCCGCGGACCGCGATCTGGCGCGCGGACTCAGTCAGCCCGAACGCTCCGAACACGCCGGCCAGCGCCGTCTCCAGCTGCTCGCCGGACTCGCCGCCGCCGATCGGTCCGACGTTTGCGACGCCGGTCCCGGCCTCGGTCATGCCGGCCAGGTCGGCGCGCCACTCCTGGACCGCGGCGTCGATCGCCGCGATCAGCGCGTCCGCCTCTGCCAGCTCGCCGGACTCGGTGCGCGGCAGATCCGCGACCAGCGCCGCCTCGATCCGGCGGACCGCGAACGCCGGCAGATCGGAATCCGCCAGCCGCTCCGCGATCACGGCGCGCGCCGCCGCCTGGGCGTTCGCCAGCCGCTCCGCGATCAGCTGTGCCTCCAGCTCCGCGATGCGCGTAGTAGCCTCCGTCAGATCCATGTCGTCCCCCTCCGGTGCGTCGATCGGCGCCGCGTCCACCGCCGGCGCCGGAACCTGGCCGGATCGCGACCGTGCGCTCTCCAGCATCATGACTACCTGACCGCCGGCGCCCGCCCGCGTGACCCAGTCCACGCTCTCCGCCTGGACCAGCGAATCGACCAGCCGCCCCGCGCGCCCCTCTGCCTCGCCCTCGCTCACCATGCCGGCGGCGCGGATCGAGACGCCGATATGCGGCGCGATCTGGTCCAGGACGTCGCGGAACGGTCCGAACACTTCCGCCTCCGCGTACAGTCCCGGACCAGCCGGCCCGTCCGGATCCCAGCGGGCGTCCGTCGTCAGGCGACCGGCCAGGTCGCGGACGGACCGCTCCGGGCGATCGACCGCCTCCGATTCGCTGGGATGATCCAGGTACATATGCAGACCGCTCGTAAACACGCGCGGCCCGTCGCGCTCCAGGACGTCGGCGCTGTAGTAGCCGCTCGATCCCCAGCCTGGCGCGATGATCCGGATCGGGACGGTGCCGTCGTCGCGGACGGCGCGCTCCAGCAGCGGGACCAGGTCGGAGCGGACGTCCGCGGATTCCTGCGCGGCGCCGATCGGGACGTACTCCGTCCGCATGGCGACCTCGATCGGATCCCCCAGCTGGACGGACGCGCCGTCCTCCCCGATCGTGTAGTCGCGCTGGTAGATCGTGACGCCGTTCGGTGTCTCCCAGCGATAGACGACGCTGTCCGGGAATACGTCCTGGACCCAGAGCCAGTAGCCGTCAACCGTCGCCGGATGCGCGGCGCGGAGCGCCATTTCCAGCGCGCGGGCGACGTCGTTATGACTCAGCGCCTCGCGGATCGACTCGGACGCCCCCTCCGCGTCGTCGTCGTCCGCCGGCGTCGCGCCCAGCGCGCGCGTCAGGAGCGCGCCCAGCGTGCGCCAGGCGGCGACCAGCGCGTTCGCGTTCGCTGCCGATAGCACGCGCCCCGCCTCGGATAGCTCCGTCACACTCGCCCCGCCTCCCTGGTATGGTGAGATACAGCGTCACTAGACGCGACGTCTCTATTCCCCAGCATACGAACGCGCCGCGGCGCTGCCTAGCCCTGCGGCTTGCGCCGGTAGAGCGCCGTGCAGCGGCATCCCGGATGCTGGAGCGGTCGGTCGGCGCCGGACGGGAACGGCTCGTCGATCGGGATCCAGCCGGCGTCCGCGTTACTCTGGCAATCCTCACTGACCCGATCGTCGCCGATCGTCAGCCAGCTTTTCTCCATAACCAGCCCAGCCGCTTGCAGTTGCTGGACGGCTCCGGCGTTGCCAGCCTCGTAGGCATTGCCGACCTCCGTCGTCGCGACCAGCTCCGCGCGATCGCGGATATGCTGCTGCGGTCGCGGCTCACTGAACCCCCGATATGTTTCGCGGATCGAATCAGCCAACTGCTGATAGCTCCAGCCGTCTCCGATTGCCTCCGTGACCAGCCGATTGATTCCGTCGCGCGTCGCGTCGTTGATCCGCGTGACCAGATCTGCCGCGTACTGTTCGCTGTAGCCAACTGCCGCCGGATTGTCCAGCGTGAATGATCCGCTGATCCGCATCTGACTGGCGATCTCACGCGCGCCGTGATCGAGCGCGCTACGAACGGCCCGATCGATCGACACGATGAACGGCTCCGCCGTGTCGTCCAGCACAAGCTCCAGCGCCTGCTGCCAGTATTCCGGCGCCGCGGCCTCCGCTAGCAAGTGCCGGCGGATGATTGATTCCGTTGCCGGTGCCAGCTCGTCGGCGAGTTGCGCTGCGTGATCGTTCAGCACAGACAGGACCGCGCGCCCCTGTGCGCGGAACGCCGCGCGCAGCTGGCGCGTCAGACGCCGGCGCGTCTCCGCCGTCGATCGCTCGCGGCGCCGGAATGCCGCCGTCTCGATCACGCGGGTGAGCGCCGCCTCCAGCCGCGCCAGCTGCCGGTCATCGCCGGCCGGGATATGCAGCATCATGACACCAACGCCCACAACGACGGGACTTTCGGCGGCTCCCACGTCGCCATCGTCGTGTGCGCCTGCACGACCCGATAGGTATGCCCCTGATGCGTGAACGTCTCGCCGACCGAGACCGCGATGCCAGCCCGCCACTCCGGCGTTTCCGGTTTGTTGGCGATATCCCGATAGACACGCCACAGCGCCGGAGTCCGGCCCGGTTGCCAGTCAGCCTGCGTGGTGTGCGCCTGCACGCACTCCACCAGTGTGCTATTCCACGACAGCACATCCCCGACGGCGACCGATAGCCCCGGCTCCCACAGCGGGTAGATTGGAGCCAGTGCGGCCAGCGTCTCAGGTGGCAGTCCGCCACTCCGTACCGTCTCGGTCACGACCATGCGGGCCGCGACCGACAGGGCGGCGAGTTGTTCGCTCGGAGTTGGAGGTGCGTCGGGCACTTCGACCGTCTCGACGCTCAGGATGTTGTCGTTTGGCCGGGTTGGGTCGTAGCCACCCGGCCCGTAGGTGATGATGGTCTTCTGCATCGTCATCCTCATCAGGTAGTGTGCATGGATACAATCGGGCATATTGTCGCGGTTGGCGCGAACCAGCCGGTCGTGGGTAGCTCACCGGTCTGGATGAGGACCGTCAGGCCCTGGTAGGTATTGAACGGGGCAACCGGTGTCCAGGGGAGGACGCCGTTGAAGCTGGCCGGCGCCCAGACGGTCGGGCGCGTCGTCGGGTTGCCCTCCATTCGGGCCGCGAGGACGTACAGCCCCGGCGTCAGCGTCACGGAGGCGAACGAGACGGCAGATACCGCCGCGACCGTTGCGTCGATGGTGCCGCCGTTCACGATCAGCGTGGTACTGGCGGCATCCGGGTTGGCGCGGTAGACGCATAACCGTATCAGCGCCCCCGTGCTGCCGCCCACCGACACGGCGCACTGTAGTTTGTCGATAACGGTCGTACGATGCACGGGCAGGATCATGCCCATAGTCCGCCCCTCGTAGGACGCCGCCGCGAACGACATGGCGGCTGCCGATGACACTGGAGGCGCGTACCAGCGGTCTGGTGCGTACTCTCCGACCGGCCATCCCCACGCCGTGTCATAGTCCGTCGAGCTGGCCTTGACCAACACCTGCCCGGCTGTGCCACCAGCCGCAACCCCCGGACCGGTGGCACCGGTTGCGCCTGTGGCTCCCTGGGGGCCAGTCTCGCCCTGTAGGCCCTGGGGGCCAGTCGGGCCAGTGGGTCCGATGTCGCCCTGGGGGCCGGTCGGTCCGGCTGGCCCGGTCTCGCCCTGCGGTCCTTGCGGGCCTGTCGGGCCTTGTTCTCCCTGTGGACCCTGCGGGCCGGGGATCCCGATGCTCGCGAGATCGATTGTCACGACCTCCTCGATGATCTCGACATCCGGAGCGCTCGATAGATCCGTGATCGTGATGGTGTCCGTCATGCTGCCCTCCTATGGGAGCGTCCACTGCCGCACGACCGTGATGGTTCCGGCCACGATAGCCTGTGCCTCAGCGGTCGGAGATCGTGGGTCAGGGTCGGCAACCAGCTCTAGATCGTAGCCATGCACGCCCTCACGCAGCGTTGCGGTATCGGCGGCACTGATCGCGATGTCGATCGTCCTGGCATTGGCATCGAGCGTGATACCGCCGGCACTGGTGTCCAGCTCCAGCCTGATACTGTCGTTATTGCGATAGACGATGTCCATCCGCGCCGTGTATCCCGTCAAATCAAATGACGCCGGCAACGTCAGGCGCTTATGCCAGAGCGACCCCTGCCTGAGCGCTGTATTCCAAATACTCGGGACCATCTCACACTCCCTCACGCATCTCGGTCAGCAGTCTGTTGAGATCGCGCAGCGCCGCGACGAACATCGCGTCCGCGTCCGGCATCACTGGCGGCTGGTCTATGCCTGCGCGCTCCGGCGACTGCGCGTCCTCTGGGAAGAGCTCATCCAGCACGCTGTCGATGTCGTCAACGTCCAGCGCTGCCAGGACCAGCCGCGCGACCGTGCGCTCTGCCCCCTCCGGCAACATCGTCCGCGCAACCGCCAGCGCATCAACCCTGGCTTTCGTGTCGCGCTCCAGGATCTCAGGGAACGTGACGACCGGCGTCGGGTCGATCGGCTCGCCCGTCGTGCGATCGGTGCGCCAGACGATCTCGCGCTGGCCGTTCGCTGTCACAGTGACGCGGCCCAGGGTGCGGAGCGGACCCTGCGGCGCGAGAATCGCCTGGTCGATCGCGTAGTCCAGGAGATCGCGGATCGTCTCGTTCCACAGCTCCTGGCGGGCGCGCATCTTTAGCTCGGTCGGTCGGTCCAGCGTCTTGCTGGTCGCCAGGTTGCCGACGTCGGCATTGCCGAACAGGATCGTCTCCGGGATCCCCAGACCCGCCGCGGCCATCAGGCCCAGCCGGCGCGCGTCCTCCGGATGCGGCGCCGCGCCGTTCAGGCGCACGACGTCATACTCTGCCGCGCCCTGCGCGCCGATAAACGTCGATCCAGCGATCGGCGGCGGATTCGTCTCGCCCGCCGCCGTGCCGGCGGTCGTCGCGAGGCGCGCCTTACTCGCCGCGACGCCCTTACGCCCGCCGGCGGTCGTAATCCGCGCGGCGAAACTCGCCTGGGCGCGGCGGATCGTCGCGAACCGCTCCAGATCCTCGCGCACGGCGACAACCCAGTCCAGCGCGCTGTACGTCTCCGGCACGCCGAAACGCATCAGGCTTGTCCCGCCGACCGCGCGATGCATGACCGGCGCCGTCCAGTGAACCGGGACGCCGCCGATCGACGCCGGCCTCTGGTTGCGCCGCGGCTGATAGCGCCAGTCCGGATACAGCGCGACGCGGCGGACCATCGTCTCGCGCCCGTTGTTCGTCTGGCGCTCCGACCAGACGCGCCGATAGAACCAGGGCGTCCGGCGGTCCTGCGGATCGGTGACGATATCCTGGACGTCCTCGATCGGGATCGAGCGGATCCGCAGATGTCCCGTCCGCGCGTCGGTGAACAGGACCAGGAACAGGTTGCCGGTACTCGATAGCTCGATCTCCGCCAGCAACTGCGCGGCGGCGCTGGTCAATTCCGCCCGATTGCCGGGATCCTCCCAGACGGCGCGAATCACGTCGTTGATCGCCGGATGCCGCGCCGCGACCTGGACGCCCTGCCCGAACACGTAATGTGCCTGGACCTCCAGCGCGTGATTGACCAGCGGATTCGCCAGGTACGCATAGCGCGACCGGCGCACGATCTCGCCCAGCGCGCCGCGGCTGAATTCGCCGTCGAATCCGGCCATGATCTGCCGCCAGCCCTGATCCTCTAGCGATAGCTCCAGCTCCGCGAGGCGTTCGGATAGCAGCTCGATCGTCCAGTCCTGGCGCTGGGCGTATTCCGCCAGCTCCGCGGCGCTCAGCTCCGTCTGCCCGTTCGTCGTCGCCGTCATGTCTCCCCCTAGTAGCGCGGCCCGATCGTGACATAGTCGTCCTCTGGCAGCGTCCAGATCTCGTCAATCGCCGGCGGCTGGCCGGCGTACCAGGCGGCGCCCGCCGCGGCGATCACACAGTCCTGGACCAGCTGCGCGTCGTCCCATTGATAGACCGCCAGCTCTCGCGCCAGCTCCGGGATGTCGTGCTTGAAGCGCCCCGCCTCGATCGCCAGGACCAGCGCGTTGATCGCGTCCGTCTTGCTCCGGCGCGTCGTCGTGAACGGGACGACCGGGAC